GTTGTTTAGAAGATTTAAAGACGGCAGTGAATGATATAGAGAGTATTAAGAATAATTTATCTGTAGATAAAAAAGCAACTGATATTTTCGATCAAGCATTTAACGAGTTAATGGAAGCTCAGAATAATGTAAAAGAAATAGTAGGTTATTCTACAGGATTAACAGATTTAGATAAAGTTTGTGGAGGATTAAAACAAGAGGTTATAGTTGTTGGCAGTCCGCCTGGTTCTGGTAAAAGTTCGTTAATGGTAAATATCATTGATAATGTAGCAATTAAACAAGGTAAGCCTGTTGCTGTATTCTCTTTAGAGATGCCTGCTACTCAATTAATGAAGAATATGTGGGCCAACAACCTTACAATTAATTCTTATGCGATACGTGGCGGAGGATTGCTAGATGAAGATTTATTAAAAGTAAAGAAGTACAAACAAAGATTAAAAGATAATTTAGTCATAGATGACACCCCAGGAATTACTTGGCAGTATATGGAGACTCGAATAAGAAAGATGCGTAAAACAGTTCCTATGAATGAATTAATAGTTGTTATGGTAGACTATATTCAAATTATGAGAAACACTATTGAAGAAACAAGAGGAATTAGCAGTGAGGAACAGTTGGGATTAAGAAGCAATGGTTTAATGGAGCTTTCTAAGAAGTATAATCTTTGCATGATAGAACTGTCTCAGTTATCGAGAGATGTTGGTAAGAGAGAAAATAAAAAGCCTGTAATGGGTGATTTAAAAGGTTCAGGCGCGATTGAAGCTAATGCTGTAATTATTATTTTACTATATCGTGCGGACTACTACGAAACAGACCCTATGGATAATGGAATGAGCTTAAAAGGTCTTTGCGAATTAAATATAGCCAAGAATAGGTATGGTGAAACCAAGAGGATATATGTAAGATTTGAAGGTAAATACTCAGCATTTAAAGATTTTGATATTAATGAAGTTAATGGATTAGTAACAGGAGGTGCAAGTGGAGACGAGTTCTAAAGTAGATTTTAAATCACCAATAGGATTAGCTTTATCCGCTATATGCCTAAAAGAGTTCTATAACCTTTACGATAATGAAGGTTGTGGTATAATAACAAACACACACTCAGGAGCTATGCTATATGATTTACTTAAATGGGCAGGTAATGATATGTCTATTGATGAAAATATCAAGAAAGAAGTATTAGAGAATTGTAAAGCAGACTACTTAGTCATCCAAGATAGAAGTATTAAAGATAAAGATAAGCATAAGAAAATATACCAAGACTACTGTAAATGTAAGATGGCTGAGATATGGCTTAATATTAAAGCTGATGCAGATAAAAGAGTGTTTCCTGATGAAATACCTATTCCTAAATTAGATGCTCAATACCATAAATTTAGGCTTAATAGAGAGGAATAAAAAATAATTTGATTATTTATTCAATTTTTTGTAACCTTATTTATTTTTATACGTTTAACTATCTAAATAACACACCATGGCAAAGAAAGAAAAAGTAACACTACAAGAATTGATAGTACAAACTCCTGAGTTAAAGTCATCTCTTCTTAAATTTGAGAATGTAAAATTACAACTCGACAAGGCGGCGGAAACCTGCTTACAAATCAAAGTAACTGATGAGAATAGTTTAGCTGTTTGTGAGAACCAAATGGGGAAAGTGAATGAATTAATCAAGGCGGTAGAGTCTGTTAGAGTAGCAGAAAAGAAACCTTATTTTGAGAAAGGTAAAGCTATTGACTCGGCGGCGGCTTATGTATCTGAGTCTTCAGAAGAAGCATTAAAGCATCTTAAAAATGAAAAGATAGCTTGGATTAGATTAAAAGACGCTGAAAGAAAAGCTAAAGAAGAGGAGTTAGCTGCTATGGCAGAAATTGGCATTGAGCCAGTATTTGAAGAAGCTCCTATTGAAATAGAAGTAATATCTAAAGTAAGAAGGCCTTGGACATTTGAAGTAGTAGATATTAACTCAGTTCCTAAAGAGTTCTTAATGGTAGATGAAAGTAAAGTAAAAGAGTATCTAAAAGCTAATTCTGACTCATTAGAAGATGGTAAGGTAGTAAATGGTATTAAGTATTACAAAGATTTAAAAGTAACTGTATAATGACAAATTTCATAAAAGACTGCTTATTATTCAAAGGGAGTAAATTTGAAAAATTAATAGGAATATACGTTTACATTCAATTAATGATAATTATATTAAATTTAATTCAATTATTTAATAAGATATGTTAAACGCTCAACTACTACATAAACTAAAAGAGAAGCATCCTGAGTACGCTGAAGAGCAAATAAAGTGTGTTATCATGCGACACATCGGCGCGATGAATATCATGTTTTCTAAAGCAGAAACATTCAAACTAACCATTAATAAGTTAGGAACTATCCACACCCACGGTAATGCAGTAAGTGAACACAAAATAAAAGATAGAAAGTATCACAAGAAAAATATGAATAGAGTTAACCTATACACGGATAAAGCATTATTATTTTAAATCTCTTGCATATTTTAATCAAAAGATGTAACTTTATATCAAAATTAAACGTATAAATAGTATAAACCATAAAAACAAAAACAAATGTCAAGAAGTAATCCAACAGAAAACACAGTAAATCCTGCACAAAAATTTATCGAATGGTCAGGTTCGGAAGGAAAATTTAAGTACTACGATAAAGAAAAGAAAGAAAACGTATTCATTGAACTACCTTTCTACTTTCTGCCGTTAGATCAATTATCTACAACTAAAGGTTATGATGAGAAGGCAGGATTAGGATTCTATTCAAATGAAATCCGTAACACTAAAACTGATATGCTAACAGTTCGTACAAAGAACGGAGTAGTTATGACAGGCTTATACGAAAACGTAAAAGAGAAGTTATCATCTCGCGGACTTGATTACGTTCAATCTGTATATGTAGCTATTAAAGAAGGTAAGAATTATGTATTAGCTAACTTACAATTAAAAGGTTCTGCATTAGGACCATACATTGAGTTCTGCAAAGGTAAAAAGATGAGTGAGATTGGAGTTTCGGTTAAGAAAGCTAATCCAATGAAGAAAGGAGCTACTAAGTATTTTGAGCCAGTGTATGAAGTTTTAAAAGTATCTGATGAAGCTAATAACGCGGCAATAGAATTAGATAGAGAGTTACAAGAGTACTTAACTGCATATTTAGCTAAAAACGCTTCTACAGTAGCGGCAGGTGAAGTTGTGGATTCTAATCAAGATAATGGCTTAAACTCTAAATCTAAATCAACTCCTAAATCAGAAGTTAAAATGGAGGAAGAAGAGAAGGAGATTATCTTTAATCCAGGAGATGAAGAAGGAGATATGTTCTAATTAACAATTAACAGTACACATTAACTCAGTTGGATAGAGGCTTGGCAATAATCCCAAGAGGTCACAGGTTCGAGTCCTGTATGTGTACCAAAACAAGAATAATACATGGAAGAGATTTGGAAAGATATAGAAGGATATAATGGGGATTATAGAATATCTAACTTAGGTAGAGTAAGAAGTCTTAAATATGGTAAAAATATAATACTAAACATAGGAAAGAATAGATATGGATACTCAACAATAGGATTATGTTCAAATTGCATTCAAAAAAAACTTAAAATTCATAGGCTTGTTGCAAAAGCGTTTATCCCTAATCCTGAAAACAAAGGAGATGTTAATCATATTAACGGAATAAAAACAGATAACAGAATCGAAAATTTAGAGTGGAATACCAGAAAAGAAAATGTAAGACATTGTTGGGATAATGATTTAAATAGAATAAGTGAATCCCAAAGAATAAA